GGGACCGTCTTAGGTAGTACCTAGTTAGGGACTACTTTAGCTGCCGCCACCCGGCGAGCCGTAGGCACCGCGCCAGTCACTCCAGCCGAAGCTGTAGCGTTCTCGCGCTTTGTACCGCAAGTTCCCGGTCTCGAAGTCGCCTTCGATACCACGGGACACTTTCTTACGGACGAAGTGCTTGAGCCCATCGGGGCAATCGGTCTTGAGCGTCCACTGATCAGGATCAGTTAGACGGTGGTTCACGCAGAACCCATCACCGACTGTGCCGAGGGTGTAGATCGCGCTGATGTCGTTATCACCCGTGTTCGTGCGATAAGGAGACATCAAGATCCGCGTAGCCACGAACTGAAGTTCAGTCGGAACAATCAGCTTCGTGATCTGCGCTGCAATCGGGATACCTCGATCATCGTCGAACTCGGAGATGTCGATAGCAGCCTGCTCGATACTCGCTTCTGCGAGATCGGCGGGAGTCGCCAGCGTGTTGGACTGGACACCTCCACCGAACTGCGGATGCGAATCCGAGAACAGCTCTACACCATCACCACCCAGGAACGAACTATCGAACCCGTTGTTGAGGATGTTGGCTCCCTTCACTTCCTTCGTGTGCTGGAGTGAACGGGCCAGTGAACGCGAATACTTCGCGCCGAGACTTCCGTAGAGGCCATCTTCTTCAGCCTCCTCGGTGATTGCGAATGCGAGTGCAATCGTCTCATGCGTGTAACGTGCGACGTAGGACTCGGACCCTTCGTCGTAGGCTACCCCTTCTCCTTCAGGCTTGACCGGCGCACCAGCGAAGCCAGCAAGCAGCACATCTTCCTCGAACGACTTCAAACTGCGTTCGATGTCGAAGATCTCGCGCCACTCCTCTGGGTATCGCTTGTACTCCATACCGAAAACGGCATTCAGCCCTTCCTGGAGTTGCTTCCTAAAATCATTGCGAGTCATTGCCATGATTTATATCCCCACGCTTGGCTGGGCACCGTAGCGGTGTCTATGAATGATGATACGAGCCTTAGCGAACTGGCCGTAATCATTCTCAGGCTGGAGAGCAAGACCAAGAATCCGCACCTGCAACGTGATGCCCACGCCGAGTGTAGATTGGTCAAGCTGCCAAGCTGATCTACCTGTGAAATTATTCCCTGAGCCTGCTACGAGAGCAGCAAGCAGGCCGACGTTGGCTACTACTAAGCCATCGGTGTCGTCAACCTGAACGATGAACTCCTGGAAGGGGTCATCGTACACAAGGGCTTCTATCTCCGTCGCCACTTGACCTGTCGGCCAGCGCGGTCGGAACTGTTGTTCCCCGTTGGAATCGACGTACTTCACGCCTGCAAACACACCGACAATAGGTTCGTCGATGGCCGCAGTTGCAAGCTCGATGTTCCGGCCTGTGCCGGTTAGATCAACAGGGTCACCGGAATAGATGTTCTCTGCCAATCCGCTTGCAATCGAGTAGCCGCCCATTCGTTGGGGAGTTCCTCCCGCAGTGTGACGCGATGGGACTAGCCCAAACGGTCTGTCTACGTTCATTGGAAATGTTCTCCACGTTGAAAAGGTTAGATCTCATCATCGGCCACCCCTACGTTCTGACGCATGGGTGCCCGAGTCACCGACGTGCTTCGAGCCTGCTGTATGGGTCCGAACCCTGGTACATCAGTCTGTGACACGTTTCGGAGCTGCCGTTCGATAGCCGCATTCATCCGCGCCAACTTCGCTCTGAAGTATGCTTTGCGCTTTTCATAGGCCACCTTGGGCATCTCACATAGGATTAGATCCTCTACGCCAATTACATCACCAACCTTTTCGAGATGGACGCTTGGCAGTGAACGGTCGGTGACAGAACTTTTCTTCACCGGCCTCCATCCTTCTCTCATTGCATTACGCAACCTGGCTGTATCACGAACGGTCCCTAATCGAATCCTGATGAACCGATTCACGTACCCATCCCTGGATGGCGGCGCGTCCAAGTCCGAATGCCGCTTCCACTCAATCACCTCGCTGTCGTCGTCCGTCGCATAGAGAGAATCCGTATCTCTTTCGGTATCCTCGGTATGTACGAGATGTTCCGCTTCGCCATCGTCGTGAACTTCCTGTTCGGGCACATTGCGATCCTTGCCGTGAGCATCCTTGCCTCCAGTGTCGCTGCGATCCTTCCTTGCTTCCGCAGTTTGTCGAGCTGCCGTTTTCTTGTTCGTAGCCATCACTTGCCTCCTTTCGGCCTGATCCCAGCACCTTCCATGTACGCCTCGATGTGTTCCTTATTGTCGGGGTCCATCCCGAACATTCGCATGTTGGCTAACTGGTTTCTGTCTAAAGTGCTTCCTCTCTGACGATTACGTGGCTGTCTACGTCCACCGGAATCCTTTCCTCCTACGGGTTGACGACGTGCAGCGCGGCGAGCCTTTTTCTTCGTGGCTGTGCGCTTGTCAGGGATAGCATCCAATTCAGCATCCTCATTGTCATCGTCGTCGAGGCCGAGCCCGTCATCGTCATCCATGGTGTGAATGATGATGCCTGGGTACTTCTTCTCGACCGCTTCTTCTAATTGCTCGTAGAAGTCATCGTCGTGTGGTGAGTAACCTTTCTGCTGCAACGCCTTGTCGAGACGGTTCACAAACCGAACGACGTGCGCGAGTTCTTTGTCATCCCACCAGTCCTGTTCAGCGAGCCAGTCTTTCGCTCGCGGAATAACACTAGGCTCCGTTCGCTTGTTGAGATCGTCGGGCTCGTCATGCTCCGCTGCTCGCTTCACCTTCAGCGCTTCACGCTTGGTGACGTTGGTCGCTGTCAATTCGGCCAGTTCGATTGTCAGCTTGGTGACTTCCTTGCCTTCACCAGCTTCCATGGCCGTTTCGATAGCCAGCTCGATCCGCTCGACGTTGGACTTCTGTTCTGTCTCCAGCACAGAATCCTCGTCGGCCACCTCCATCGTACTGACTCGCTTCGTCAGATCAGCGATGACCGTGGTCGCCTCGTCCTTGGCTGCATCGATGTTCCGCTGTGACTCGCGGCGAACCTTAGCGATACGCTTGTTCACCTCGGACAGTGGCACCATCTCCTCGTCAGCGTTGTCACCCGCATCACCCCTGTCACCCGAGTCATCCGCGTCACTCAGGGCACCAGTGTCATCGTCCACTTCCAGTTGTTCGAGGACAGTGGTGGGCAGTGGATCTGTGTTCCTTCGCAGATCCTCAAACTCGTATTCGATCTCTTTTCCGCTTGTTGACATGATCTCCTCCTGATTCTATGGCTAGAGTGACATGCAATCAAACGCTGCCGGGTCATCCAGCACTGCGATGTATTGCGTATCGGAGATCACGATCCAGAGCGTCCCGTCCACCGTCCGGTACTTCTCGCCCTGGTGCTTCCCGATTTGCACCCAGTCACCAACCTTGAATCCTTCGTCCTGTGATAGCGCGACACCTCCACGAGTCATGCTCTTAAAGCAGAGCGCTCCCATGGCACGACACATCCCTATGTACGATGCGAACTCCTGGTCCTCTCGATACTCTGCTGGGATCTCAACGGCAGATCCGTGCCGCCCCGAGCTGTACTGTGATGCCATCGGCACCTGAAGTGCTGCTCGCCACAAGCCAATCCGTCCTGGATATTCCCTCGGCTCGAAGTCATCGATGAGCGATCCCGGCTCAACAATGATCTGCGTTACTACTTCCGCGTCGTCACTCATAGGTCCGTCTCTCCCTCGTCCGAATCGATCTTGTCCAGCCCATCATTGATCCAACCACGCATCTCCTTGAGCTGCTTGTTGCGGCCCACGAGGTCGGCGTAGCGATCAATCGGCTGACCCTGATCCATCTTGTCGTGATGCTCCTGTCGTTTCTTCGTGATCTGCACACGTAGCAGATCCGCTAGTCGTACCGCTGACATCGTGTCTCCCTAGTCATGAACCCCGGTAGGGGTTAGAACGCTTTCCCGTCTCCTGTCTTTTGGTTCTTGCCCATCGCACCGGACACGTTCCTAGCATTGCTGCTACCCGTGCCCATGGTGCTGCGAGCAACTCCACCCTTACCATCTGACGACTTGGGCTTCTTCGTCATGTGCCGCATCCCTGCGGGTTCCTTGTCAGGGTTGCTGCTATGGGTCATTACTTCTTAGACCCTGAAGCCCCGCTGCCGGTTTTCTGGTGCTTGCCCATCGCACCACCGATGTGATGTTGACCGCTGAGCGAAGGCGATGAAACCTTCGATGCAGATCGGCCAAGAT